AGGCAAGTTCGTATGATGCCTTCTCGCGGTATGGGTGCCATGATGCCGAAAAAGATCCCCCGAGCGAAGCGCAGGGGGGATGATAAGCCCGTACTGGGGACTGGGAAACCTATCAAAACCTTCGCCAAGGGCGGCGAGAGCCGTGTGAATGAGGCGGGGAATTATACGAAGCCCGGTATGCGTAAGCGGCTCTTTGAGTCGATCAAGGGCCGGGCCGTGCAGGGTACCAAGGCGGGTCAGTGGAGCGCAAGAAAAGCGCAGTTGCTGGCAAAGCAGTACAAGTCTAAGGGTGGCGGATACAAGTCATGAAAGCCCCCCAGCAGTCTCTTAAAGCGTGGACGCAGCAAAAATGGAGAACCAAAAGTGGTAAACGATCTTCTGACACGGGTGAAAGGTATCTTCCAGAGGCTGCGATCAAGGCTCTCAGTCCTGCTGAGTATGCCCGCACCACCGCCGCTAAGCGGAAAGGTAAAGCGCAAGGCAAGCAGTTTGTCGCGCAGCCTAAAGGCGTTAAAGAAAAAGTAAGGTCGTATAGACGGCGGGGAATGTAATGGCTGACAAAACCACAGCGACAACGGATTTTAATCTCGACCTCAACACGATTGTGGAGGAGGCTTTCGAGCGTTGTGGTGCGGAATTGCGTACCGGTTATGACCTACGTACGTCGAAGCGGAGCCTGTCCTTGCTGCTAATGGACTGGGCAAATCGGGGCGTTAACCTCTGGACGCTGGAGCAAGGGACGCACGCACTGTCCTACAACACGGGGACTTACGACCTCCCTGCCGATACGGTAGACCTGCTTGACCACGTGATCCGCACAGGCACGGGCACGAATCAGGTTGATATCAACATCAGCCGTATTTCCTCTAGCACCTACGTAGCAATCCCGAACAAGAACGCGACGGGCCGTCCGATTCAGATTTGGATCAACCGTCGTACGGGAGCAACGGACTCAGCGGGGGCGGTGGTCTATCCGCAGTTCACGGTGTGGCCGAAGCCCGACAACAGCACGACTTACACCCTGTACTACACCCGTTTACGCCGAATGTTCGATGTTGGAAACGGCTCCAACGGTCAGGATATTCCGTTCCGATTCTTGCCCTGCTTGGTAGCGGGCCTTGCCTACATGCTCTCAATGAAGATTCCGGGGGCTGAAGTGCGGACGGCGATACTCAAGGCTCAATATGACGAGGCTTGGGATTTGGCTGCTGGCGAGGATCGGGAGAAGGCAGCGGTGCGCTTTGTGCCGCGTGAGTCGTTCTTAGGCGGGTACTGAGATGCCGAATAGGTTTGCATCAGGCAAACACGCGATTTCGCAGTGTGACCGCTGCGGGTGGCGCTACAAGTTGAAGGATCTCAAACCGCTCGTTATTAAAACTAAGAACGTTAATATTCTGGTTTGTATCGAATGTTGGGAGCCTGATCAGCCGCAGTTGTCGCTCGGTTTGTACCCGGTAGACGACCCGCAAGCCATCCGTAACCCAAGACCGGATACGACGTATTTTGCGCCCGGTAATGACGGTGCAGGTGGTAGTAGAATGATCCAATGGGGTTGGAACCCGATTGGTGGCGCTCGGGCAGATGATGCGGGGTTGACCCCTAACTATCTCGTCTCAAAAAGCGAGGTAGGCAATGTAACGGTCGTAGTGACCTAGGAGATTGAGATGAAGAACGGTATGCGTAAGATTGCTAAGGAAGAAGTGCGTAAGCACGAGACTTCCATGCACGGTGCGAAAAAGATGCGTGCTGGCGGTAAGACCAATAGCGAGATGAAGAAGTACGGTCGTGGCATGGCGAAGGTGATGAACCAGCGCAGCCCGATGCGTGGCTCTTCTGGCCCGAGGTAAGCCACATGAAAGACATGGGCAAGACTAAGCCGAACACGGATTCGACCGGCGAAAACGGCTATCCTGAGAAGGATGTCAACAAAGGCGTTACGCACATGGAAATGCGTGGCGCTGGCGCTGCCACCAAGGGTAAGAAGTTTGTTTCGCAGATTAATCTGCAGAACAACGGCAAGGTTCGTGCTGGCTGGAGTTGATAGTTAATGAACTACGCAACGCTTGTAACACTGGTACAGCAGTACTGCGAATCGACGGAATCGTCGTTCGTGGCGAACATCCCTACCTTTGTACAACTTGCGGAAGAGCGGATCTACAACTCGGTTCAGATCCCAGCCATTCGGCGTAATCAGATCGGTACGTTGACCCCGAACAATAAGTACCTAACGATGCCGCCGGACTGGCTTGCTACGTTCTCTTTGGCCGTGATTAATCCGGTTACGAACGCTCAAGAGTTTTTGCTCGATAAAGACGTGAACTTCATCCGCCAGTCTTTCCCAGACCCGGATGACTCAGGGGTACCCAAGTACTACGCCATTTTCGACAAGAACACGTTCATTCTTGGTCCGACTCCTGATAGCAACTATCAGGTTGAGATGCACTATTACTACTACCCTGAGTCCATCGTTACGGCGGGGACATCTTGGGTCGGTGATAACTTTGAGACTGTTCTGTTATACGGATCGCTGCGTGAAGCCTACACTTACCTGAAGGGTGAGGCCGATATGATGCAGTACTACGAGCAGAAGTATCAGGAAGCGTTGCAGTTGATCCTCCGTATGGGTGACGGCCTCAACCGCCGTGACTCGTATCGTTCTGGGCAGGTTAGGTTGCCGGTCGCGTCATGATTTTCCAGACGCTCACGCTCAGTTTTAAAGATCAAATCCTGAAGGGGCAGCATGACCTTCTGACGGATACGATCAGACTTGCTCTGTACACGAGTAACGCCACGCTCGACGAGAACACTACGGTGTACTCCACAACGAACGAAGTAAGCGGCACGGGGTACTCGGCAGGTGGCATAGTCCTGACCGGGGTGACTATTAACACGTCAAACAGTGTGGTCTACGTCAATTTCAACAACGCTGTATGGAACCCGGCGGCTTTTACAGCGGCAGGGGGCCTTATCTACAACGCAAGCAAGAGTAACAAGTCGATAGCGGTGCTGAGTTTTGGCGCGGACAAGACCGCTACTAACACCTTCACGGTGCAGATGCCCACTAATTCGTCTAGTTCTGCGCTGCTTCGCTTCACTTAAGGAGATAGATATGTTTAAAGAAAAGGCTAAGACAGCAGACGCAGTTGGCGCTGCTCTTGAGCGTTTGTTTAGTTCGACGGAAACCGCCCGGGCTGGTGGCGTGTACCGCGTTGAGTGTCGGGATAAGGACGGCAACCTGAAGTGGGTCGCTGAGTCCGCGAACCTCGTAGTAAATGCGGGGCTCCAAGACATGAACGACAAATACTTTCTTGGTAGCACCTACACGGCGACTTGGTACATCGGCCTCTATGGCGCTGCGTCGTCGAACAACCCGGCTGCTTCAGACACCGCTGCGCTTCACCCGGGCTGGACGGAAGTAACTCCGTACAGCAACGCTACGCGTCCTGCGTGTGTGTTTGGTAGCGCGACGAATGCCGACCCGTCAGTAATCACGAACTCCCTCTCTCCGGCGCAGTTCAACATCAATGCAACGCAGGTTGTAGGCGGAGCGTTTCTAATCAGCAACAACGTCAAAGGCGGCACACTCGGCGTACTGTTCTCGGCTTCGGACTTTCAGTCCCCGGGAGATCGCAGCGTAGCCTCTGGCGACACGCTCAATGTGACTTACACTTTCAGCCTCGACGCTGCTTAAGGAGTAACTTATGTTTAAGAAAGGCGACTTGGTTCGCGTTAAGGCTGTGGTACCGGAAGGTCCTGTTGTTTCCATGCGTATGACCGAAGAAGGCGTGGTGTACTACCTCGTCGAATGGGCTGACGCTGAAGGCAACACTCAGCAGCGCTGGTTTACGGAAGATCAATTGATGGGAGCCTGAAATGGCTCTGATTCTTGCTGACCGCGTCTATGAGACGACAACTACTACTGGTACCGGTGCAGTAACTCTTAACGGGGCTGTATCCGGTTATCAGTCGTTTACTGTTGTTGGTAACGGCAATACCACGTACTACACGATTGCCCATCAAACCGCTAATGAGTGGGAAGTTGGCATCGGTACGTATACGGCGTCGGGTACCACACTAAGCCGCGACACAATTCTAGCCTCCTCTAACGGGGGCTTGATTGTTACTTTTTCAGCAGGAACAAAGTCCGTATTCGTTGACTACCCGGCAGGCAAAGCCGTCTATGAAGACGCAGCCGGTAAGGTCAGCGGGTATGCGATTGAGAACAGTACGATTGGCGCGGTTACTCCGGCTGCCGGTACGTTTACTTCGCTTGCAACCACGAGCGGTACGATCACTACTACGCCGACCACCGGCAACGACATCACTAATAAAACCTACGTAGACAACCTCGTCTCGTCAGGTATCACGTATCACCAGCCGGTTAAGTACGAAGTTCCAAGTACGACGGGCAACCTGACCGCTACGTATAACAACGGTTCGTCAGGTGTTGGCGCTACGCTGACTAATTCTGGCACGCTCGCTGCGTTTGCTCCGGACGGTCCCACGGCCTCGGTCAATGATCGAATCCTGATCTACAACCAGACCAACGCGTTTGAGAACGGCGTTTATGTCGTAAGCGTGGTTGGTGACGGATCTACCGCGTGGGTTCTGACCCGTGCTAGTGACGCAGATACCTATGGATTAAAGAGTCCTAACAGCCTTGGTAACGGCGATGCGTTCTTCATCACATCGGGTAATACCGGCGCTGGCGAGACGTATGTCTGCAATACCGTGGGCACGATCACGTTTGGCGTCACGGCAATTAATTTTGCTCAGGTTTCGTCTGCTCAAATTTACTCAGCGGGTACGGGACTCACTCTTAGCGGTACGACGTTTAGCCTGACGACCCCGGTTGCTGTTGCGAATGGCGGCACGGGCGTCACGACTTCAACGGGTTCTGGCAGTGTGGTGCTTTCTAACAGCCCAACGCTGACTACGCCAAATCTGGGCACCCCGAGTTCAGTTACGCTGAGCAACGCGACCGGGCTTCCGCTTACGACGGGCGTGACGGGCAACTTGCCGGTTACGAATCTTAATAGCGGCACGAGTGCTTCGGCCTCAACGTTCTGGCGTGGCGACGGTGTATGGGCTGCCGGTGTTTCTGGTCCGACCGGTCCCACGGGTCCTATTGGTCCTCCGGGGCCAACAGGTCCTATCGGCCCAACCGGTGCTACAGGTCCAACGGGCCCAATCGGTCCTAACGGTCCTCCGGGGCCAACAGGTCCAACTGGCGCAACTGGCTCTCCGGGCCCCACGGGCCCAACAGGTCCAATTGGTCCGACTGGTCCTACTGGCGCGGCTGCAACGATTGCAGTTGGTACGACTACGACAAGCCCTGCTGGAGGATTAGCCTCCGTTACGAATAGCGGTACGTCTAGCGCGGCTGTTTTCAACTTCACGATACCGACTGGCCCTACCGGTCCTACGGGTCCTACAGGCGCAACGGGTCCGACTGGTCCTCCGGGTTCGGTAGGTCCGACTGGTCCAACTGGTGCGACTGGCCCGACTGGTCCCACGGGTGGTCCGGGTCCGATTGGCCCCACGGGTGCTACAGGCCCGACAGGTCCCACTGGCCCGACTGGTGCTCCGGGGCCGATTGCTGGGTCCAACACACAAGTTATTTATAACAACGGCGGTACGGCTGCGGGTTCGTCAAATTTAACGTTTGACGGTACGACGCTGGCTATGAACCAGTATCAGACTTCTGGTTACGCTGTAATTGGCGGCAATTTTACTAATAACCCGTACAACTCGGTAAGCACTACGAGGTTGATGTTTGGCGGCGGTGACGCCAATGCTCAAGGCTCTTACTTTATTGGTACTAACCTTGAGAATTATGGTGGTAACTACACCAAACTTGATCTTCGATGGCACACCGGCATCCGTATGGGCGCTCAGGCGCAGTACGGCGGTATCCGTATTTTTAACAACGAGTCTCTAAGTTCTCGCATCGCGTCGTTTGGTGAAACAGACACCAACGTAAGAATTGACAACACTCTTTTTGTATTTGGTTCTATCCAGTCGCCAATTTATTACGACTACAACAACACTGCTTACTACGTAGACGCCGCTAGTACATCAAATTTAAACGCGTTGACTCTTGGCGGGCGAGGCACTACGTATGCGATGTACTACGAAGGGTTTACCTTAGACGCCAATACTATGGGTACGAACTCAACCGGGTTCACGTACTCAGTAAACGCGCCTGCCACAGGACCTATTGTACGGTTTAGTGCTAATGGCGGATACGATTTATGGCTAAACGCTAACTACAGTGGGGGCAACAATTTATTTTTCCGTACTCGCAACGGTGATACGGCTACATTTAATAGTTGGCGGGCGTTGGCTTCGTACGGAATTAACTATGCCGATTCGCTGTACGCGACTATTTTCTACGACAGCAACAACACCGGCACGTACGTAAATCCTAACGGCGCATCACTGTTTAGTAGTGGTGGGAGTTATACGTTAGAGTTGCATAGCACTCAGCGTTATATCTGTCGATTTTGGAATACTTCAGTTTCTGGAAACGGGATATGGCTCGCCAATGATGCAAACACGTTGGTGTTCCACTTTGACTCTGTAGGTGACAGAGCATCATTAAACTCGAGTGGCGATTTTACTGCGATATCTTCGTCTCGCGCCCCCATTTTCTACGACAGCAACAACACTGCTTACTACGTAGACCCGACTTCGCTATCTAATCTCACGACTGTCAACACGCAGAATGCCGTAAGTAACAACGTGAACGGGTTGCGTAACGTCAATCCGGGCGGAGGCACTTACGTAACTAGTGCGTCAAGCGTAAGCGGCGCAATCAAAATTACGTTGCCTGTCACGATATATCCGATGATTAGGTTTACCGTGCGGGTGTATACGTACGATAACTTGTCTTTCGACATCTATTGCGGCGGCCACACTAGCAGCGGCACTTGGTATAACACTTTTGCGTACATGACTACGCAAAACCGTTCTGCGCTTAACGTGCGGTTTACGTACGGCGGCGGTAGCGTTTTTGTATACATCGG